ATGAAAGGATACGGTATTATGGCAGAAGCAAAAAATACAATTTTAATTGGAATTGCAGGGGGAACAGGAAGCGGAAAGACGACGTTGGCAGATAAAGTGGTTGACAGCTTCGGACGTGATGAAGTCAGTATTCTTCGCCATGATAATTATTACAAACGCCATGACGAGATGAACTATGAGGATCGCTCAAAGTTAAATTATGATCACCCGGATGCGTTTGATACAGAACTTTTATGTGAACATATCAAAGAGCTGAAAAAAGGAAAGGCGATTCAGATGCCGGTCTATGATTATACGATCCACAATCGTTCCGATAAGACGATCCTAGTGGAACCTGCACCGGTCATTGTATTAGAGGGTATTTTGATCTTTGCAGAGCCGAGTCTCTGTGAACTGATGGATATCCGTGTGTTTGTAGACACCGATGCGGATGTCCGTATTCTGCGCAGAATCGTAAGGGACGTAAAAGATCGTGGACGTTCGTTAGACAGCGTCATAAATCAGTATTTAACGACGGTAAAACCGATGCATGAGCAGTTTGTGGAGCCGAGCAAACGGCGTGCAGACATCATTATCCCGGAAGGCGGGGAAAATGCAGTTGCGTTGGAGATGCTGATCCAGAGAGTAAGAAAACATTTAGAGGAAGCATAGAGTTAAGAGGTACAAATGAGAGACTGACGGGCATATATAATGCTGTAAAAATCGCACCAGGACGGGATGAAAATCCGCTTTGGTGCGATTTTTTTGCCCCCGAATCTTCATAGGAAACTACGTCCTGTGATCAAAAAGTCCTCAGGGCAGACCGTCTTTTAATAGAGAAAGGATTTAGGTACAGCATCTGCCATGGCTTTGTAACCGGCACCACTCGGATGCAGATGATCGCCGCTGTTATAGCCGGCTTTGAATGCTGCAGGATGATCAGGATCCTGTACTGCGAGGTCGAAGTCGATACATCCCTCAAAACCGTCCGTCAGGCGGATCCATTCATTCACCTGATTTTTTAACTCTTCACGGAAAGGTGCATAGGTGCGCCAGCCTTCGATTGGAAGCAGTGTCCCGATATAAACAGATAATCCCAGGGCATGTGCCTGATCAACGTACCATTTGAGACCGTCTATGAGTTCTTCTGCAGTTGGAAGATCACTCATGGGGCGGAATGGATTGATGTCGCATCCGACCGGGTGAATGATGTCATTGATCCCCTGCTGGATAATGATGGTGTCTGCGCCGGAAGTTGGTATTTCATGTGAAAAACGGTTACTTCCCTTTAAACCGTACGAATCATAGGTAATACAGTCATACTGGCGGAGAATTCTGGTACCGCTCGCAGCACGGCGTATAACGGAAGTATGTTTTTTCCCTTCCCGTAACAGCCGGAGCATCAGTTCGTCCGGCCATGCCTGCGCGGTGATGGAGTCGCCATAGCAGATCACGGCATGATTGTCCGGAGATGTCAAAATATCAATGTTACTCAGAAAATAAAACCAGTTTGTCGTTTTGCTTGTATCAAGGGGAAGCCTGCCGGCAGAAGTCTGATCTCCCAGTGAAAAAAATCCCTTTGAGAGAGGGCCTGTGATCAGAACTGCTGACTGCATCAGGGTAAAATCCGCAAAATAAAGGTTGACACAGAGAGTCTGGCCTGCCTGAACCTGAAAGAAAATGTCATCACTTATGATGCGCTCGTGTGCGGCGATCGTCACGGAAGAATTTCCGGAAAAAGTAATCTGTGCTGTTGCAGATTCCTGCATGGGACAGGAAAGATTTATTTTTCTTGTAATGTCATCGCAATTAAAATCACAGTCTGCGATGGAGACAGTTGCTTTCGTGATGGAAACAGGTTCACTGCCGCAGTAATTATCAAAGGTAAATCTTAAAGCAGTTCCATCAAACGGCGCATAGACCGGATAGCGGAGTGTGATATCTTTTGCATAGCTCTCAGGGCGGTGTTCTGCGATTGAAACTGCATTTCCCCACATGGAACACCATGTCTGGTTTTTATTTATTGTTGTATTCATCGGGTTCTCCATTTCTGCCAGAAATTTTTGGATTCATAGGAAAATGTGTCCTGTGAATTTTGTATCAGTATACATCCTTTTAGAGGGAGGGTAAAGTGAAACATGGATTTTCCTTGACTTCACCACTGTATCATGTTATTATCACAAACAGAGTGAACAAAGCGTTCATGAAGGGGTACACCACCGCGGTAGACCATGCAAAAACAAAAAACGCTTATTTTTCAAACAAAATTTAATGTTTTGGATTTCATTTACACCATTTTTACACCAAATTAGAAATCCTTTGTATGACATATAATTGTGAAATGAGGTATATACAAAATATGTGTAAACCTCATTTCTTTTTATAAGGAGTCCTAAAATGAAATGTTTTCTTGATAAAGATATAAACAAATGTCCATATTTTTTACCAGCAGAAGAGGAGTGCATATCAAAATCTAAGTGCAGTTTTCAAGAAAAAATTGATCCTAAAATTGATTGCGGATATATTCGTAAGGAACGTTGGTATGAAAAATATTATAAAAATCGTAAAAAATAGGGAACTACAAATAAACGTAGTTCCCTTAAATTATTCAATGCTACACAACACATGGTCATGTAATCGGCTCTTAGGCTCTTATTTTTTTCAATTCTGCAATATCCTGCTGCATTGATTTGATCTGATTTTTCGTCTCTATGTTTTCTTTTTCTACTGCATCAACACGTTTCCACAACTCCTGAATCACATATGTGTTCAATGCGATAAATTCTTCATACCTTAATGAATAAATATACTCTGGATTGCCATTTTCATCTAAGATAGGTTCGTTGACTTCTTCGCCATCAACCAATTTACTGTCAATTTTTTGATCTTTGCAGAATCCAGCAAAATCGAGATCTGTTAAGCCACATTCTGACATTGCCTGCTCTACATCCTGTGCTATAAAACCGATATGTGTTCTGCCAGATGTACCATCTTTAAATAAAAATGATACTGGCTGTAATTTCATAAAAAACTGTAAATGCTTATCTGTAAGTGATTTAATATCATCTTTATAATTTTTATCAGAAGTTGATATCGAACTTGATGTAACGTATAATTGTGAAAATCTATAATTTGCAGAACCAAGGCTAATAGCTCCGTTCATTCCAACACCATTAGATTCATATGTTCTAACATGGTTATCATCTGTTATAGTCATTGCTCTATTTGTTACTCTATTTCTTATTCCCTGAACCAGGATATATGTCGGATTATAGACATACATATTAGTTCCATCGCTACCACCCCATATCCAGGCTGGGGTTTCATTTTTACCACTCCAATTCCAGTTTTTATTACAGGATGCAGACGTTGATAACTTGGAATTTAATAAATCTGTCACACTTCCGACATTTCTTATTGTTATAGAATTGCATGTAATGTTTCCACTCCTGCAATCTATTCCGACAGTCATTCCTTGACCAGAACAACCGTCTACAAATCCAACTCCGTACCATGATTTGATGATTAGATTTGCAACGTTAGCCCCATTTCCATCTCCGTTACCATTAAAAATTCCTGTATTGCCTGTTGTCTGAACACCGAGAACCATTCCATTGGAATCTGAAGCCGTACTACCTGGTAACTTATGTTGTCCAATAATAGTGCCAGTCATTGTTCCGCCGGATAATGGTAAGTGGTTTGCTAAACTGCTGCTTAACGATGATATTGCCCCGGTACAAGTACCATTCCCAATCTTAGAAATGTCTGTCGTTCCAAGCATCTTATAGAGATACCGCACATTTTTGAACATCTGTGACACCTTTTTTAAAATAGAAGAATGTTTTTCGCCACTTGATAATTTTGATACGCTTGTCCACGCTGACGCTGATCCGTCTGCTACATCACTACTCGTAAAGGTTGCTGTATTCTCGGCTGTATCTCCACCGGTTGCCACTGCGCCAACGTTTTCTGCTGTGAGTTCTACATTGCCCCTACGGAAAGAATCTTCATTTACACCTTTGATTCCGGTAACAGAACTTGAACTTGTTTCAGTCCATTTTTGAACCAATTCCGAAGTAATACCATCTAAAACAGATTTATTAGAATGTGTGTGTTTTTTGTTATTTGCATCATTCCAATCGGTTCTTTCATTTGGAGTAATATGAATTGTATTATTTCCTGTATGAGTATCTAATTCATTTTGATTTGCTTTTGTTCCTATAGATTTATCTAATGCTTCTACAACAGATTTGTTTTTTTCGATGGCATCTGCAACTTCTTTTAATGTATCCATTGTTTCGGGAGCACCATTGATTAAATCTGCTATTTTTTGATCTGTGTATTTATTTGAATTGGCATAAGCACCATCAATTGCTTTCTGTTGTGCCGTGGAAACAGGTTTATCAACATCAGAAGTATTATCAACGTTCCCTAATTGAATCTGACTTTTTGTTGTTTTATGTGGGTTATCGAAATTATTAATATGTCCAAGTAATGAAGAGATGGCTTTTTGAATTTTTCCAAACGCAATAGACAATTTTTCTCCACTAGAGATATTTTCAAATTCCTCAGCTTCTTCATATGTTGGTGTCTGATCATTTGTTGTAACATTTGGCACATTGCCGAGTCCAACTTGTTCTTTATTTACTTTATGTGGATTCATAAAATCAATCAAATGTCGAATCATTTTTTGAATAATATTAGATTCGATGACAGATTCTATTTCTTCATCATTTATTACTGATTTTTTAACAATAATATTAAACTTTCTTGTAGATATAGTTTCTTTTGGAGTTATGAACTGTAATTCTGCTTCACAAATACCTGATACACATGTTGCTTGTTCTGACAATATAATGGATATTGTACCATCATCATTCCTAAACAAATGATCAGCATCGTCTTCATCTATATATACATATGTATTGTCTGGTTTTGAAATTTTTAAAAGTATTCTTACTTCTGAAGGAATACTATATGGTTTCCCATTATCAGACAAAGTAATAAGAATATTTCTTGAATCTGCATCATCTTGACTACAATGCACATTCTGCACTCTTGATATTGTCAAGTCCAATGTGATTTTTTGATTAAAAACTAAACTCATTTATTGTATACATCTCCTTCCTAAATTCCAACTTTCCGAATAGGAGAGTAGGTTATTTTAATTTTGCAATCTAAATTAGGCGTAAAGGTGTTACACCGTTCTTCATAATTGTTAATAATTCGTGGGAAGAAATAGTTGAAGTCATTTGCTAAATTATGAGACGAGAGAGAAGAAGTAATAAGTTGATTTTTTCCATCAATTGTTATTACCTCGCCAGATTTGCAATTTCTTAGTATAAAAAATTTTGTATCCATAGAATTTGTCAACTTAAAATTTCCTTCTGATAAAATAGTAATTTCCATATCTGGTCTAAGAGAATTGTTCAAATCTGTAGTCTCATCTGAGTTATCCCACAAATTAAAAGAAGTACCTGCCGAGCATTCATACTCAGTAGATACTTCATCCATAAAAGCAAATGGTGCATCCGTATATAATGTTAGTTCTAAGCCTAATATTTGGTCATTTAAGACGATTTGTTTTGAACTGAATGTTCCATTCCAATATACGTGTTCATAGCCTTCCTTGTCTAATTTAAAGCGTTTGTACCCATCTTTACGACACAACCATCGTTGTATAGCTGAAACTTCCTCGAATGAAAGTCTCATTTCTTCTTGATTTTTTAATCGACATGGATTCTTACAAATCTGAAAAGTAGCTGATAAAGCTGTATCGTAAGTAGAAGAATATAAATTAAAACGATTGCTGCCGATTGGCTTTATCTGATTAAATGTGATATCTGCACCAGACGAAAAAGTTTCAATTCCCCCGCCACTATCAAAAGAACATAGTATCATACCATAATCAGATAACATTTCGCCAGCAAATTCAAAGTCTGTACATATTTTCATAATCATTCCTCTTTAATTAAATTGAACTGCATTAAAATTGCAAGCATCTGTGGAGAAATAGTAATATTCGATAATGACTTCGCTGGCACAGGTTTCATTTCATCAATATCAACTTCTTCTAAAAACAAAGCGTTCATTTTTTCGTAGAATTCTTCCTTGTTTATAATTTCTTTCACAGAACCATCATCGTTTGTAGCAACCTGTCCATTTTCTTTTAATGCGCAATCGGCAACAATTTTATTCCTTTTCTCATCTAATACCTGTTTTGGTACAGACAATATTTTTATATTATTCACAATAGTAACAGCGGTATTTAAGTTTACTTCCTTAGTAGCAAGAAACGAAAATACCTCACTGATATTTAAGATATCAATTCCTTTTAATTTCATCCTCTGACTCCTTTTTATTATTATAATTAACTATTTATTCTACCTTCTAATGCTTCTATTCTCGATTTTAGACTATTGACTTCATTTTGTGTTGCAGCACCGATGTCTGCCAAAGTCCACCCGATATTATCTGAACCGTCAAAAACCCTTCCAGCACGACCTATCGTAAGAGTGCGTGGAGTTTTTAATTTTGTTGCAGTGGAAGAGTTACCATTTATAGAACCTCTACAGTCAATATTATTACATGAAATATCGTTTGATGCATTGATAAAATCACATTGAATATAATTAGAAACATCAAGAGAGTTCATCCGACATCCAGCACCACCAACTTGTAAGAACCATGCATCACTTGTATACATCCAAGAAAGTGCTTTTTCATACCTAGCCTCAAACCCGCCTTCGTCCTCTGCGTGCCACATCATTAAAGCATTATTTAAGTAAATATTTCCCTTTACGGACAATCCGTTCGTTGTATTATAAGTCAATAGACCATTTCCAAAACTAAAAGAAGCTTTAGAAATAACAGATCCATCAGAATTTACGACAAAATTATCATTATTGTTTCCACCAATCCCAATACTTCCACCACGAAGAGTTGCTCCTGTAATTGTTGATTTGGAGATTACTGATCCGTCTTCATTTACAACGAAATTACCATCGCCTATGTTTATCTTTCCACCATCAAAGCTACAGCCGTTGACATTTCCTGTCAAATTCAAATTGCCATTATCATCTACATAAAAAATATCTGTATTATATTTAGAAATTTTCAATAATTTTGCTACACTATTTGGATTGACAGTAAATGTGTTTATTCCATTTGTAATTCTTAAGCCATCAATATTAAATGTCATAGAATTATTAAGGTTATATATTCCAAGATTTTCCCCAATAATTAATTTGCCAACAATAGTATCTCCAATAACACCCATAGTAGTTACTTCATTACCTGTTTCTGGATCAATATAAATATACTTGCCTACAGCAGCCTTAACAGATTTCCAACCATCATCAGTCACGTATAAACCACTATTAATCCAACGTGACTGGCATAAATCGTATGTATCAATTAAATCGTCATATGTTCTACATAAAATACCACTAGAATCATATACGACATTTTGATTATCAGCATTATTTACAATTTTTGTTGTAGTAGCTTCCATTCCTTTCTGTACCCAGTTTTGAACATACTTAAAAGCAGCAACATTATTTTTTACTTTTTGAGCTGTATATGAGAATGAAGATGCCATAGATTGTGCATTTTCAATAACACTTTGAATATCAGATGAACCAGACCATGTTCTTTCAACAGTAGAAAATTCAACCTCAATTTTTGAAATATCAGAATAGAAAATTTTATAAGAGAGTAATCTTAAATAATATATCTTCTCATCTACACATACATGAATCCAATTACCTGTTTCAAATTTATTCACAATAGGTTTAAATTCTGGAAGTGCAAGAAGATTATTGATAGTAGAAGTAACTGTATATTGTACATGACTTGCTTTATATAACTCTTTCTTTGCAGCGTCAATCAGTTCCGTTGCACGAGTTACTAGCTCACCATTATCTAATCCATCAGAGATATAATTATCATTCTGATAGGTATCTTCCATACGAAATGCACAAAATTTTGTCCACATATCCTTCCAAAGATATGTTTCTAAGTTTAATTCATCTTGCAGAGAATTTTGAATATCATATACAGTGCCAGATTTATTATCATAGTTATATAATCTATGGACAGCATCAATTTGTAACTGTCTTTTATTCATTTCTGATTCAAGCCAACCAACTCGATTACTATACCAAGTCTGATATTTATTCTTTAATTCTTCCTGTTCAGATTCAAGAATAATACCTAAAACATTACCAAAAGAATCCTTTAGACTACTCAAATAGTCGAAGCTGTAATAAGCCAATTCAGATTTAAAATCAGCATCAGATGTTTCTAAGTCTTTTAAGTCTTTATAATTCGTATCAAGCTTATTTAAACATCTTTGGATATTCTGTTTGAGATATGTTTCCATATCATTATTTACAATAATAGATATCTCATTTCCTGTGAGAGTAATTGTATTATCCTCAATGCTTGTGAGTTTAAATTTACCTTTCCAAGCATGATTTGTTTTGTCATATGAAGCATCTACAATTTCCACTTTATACAATGCAGTATTAATTAATGCTTTACAAGAACCAAGCACAGTATTTGATACAACACTTGTTGCAACCATTGATAAATCTGATTTAACTGCAACAGGCGATAAATTAGAAGATGTCAATAAATTCATTGTCTCTTGGATTGTCAAATTATCCATTTCTATTGTTTTACCCATAGAAGTCTGCAAAATTAATCCAATATCAATGCAGTCAAAACATAGCGAAGCAATATTTTTATATCCAACAATAGGAGATGAGATAGTATTATATCTATCAACTTTATTGCCGTCATCATCTATTTTTGGATAATGTTCATTTACATATTTGACAATCTGATTATATTGGTTAACTTCATTCGAAGAAAAGTTAAATGCTCTGCTATTTATACATTCTTGATAGTTTGCATTATATGCTTTGATTTTCTCGACTAAATCACTCGGCATATTCTCATACATTTCATCAGAAAAATTGATAATATAATTTGTACCACTTGGATTTGCGATAGCAACAGCAGAAGACATTAAATCGTCTCCACCAACAATATAAAAACAATTCTTTAAACTATCATCACTACTTTCAATAGAAGCAGAAGTAGAAAGATTCTCTTTTGAAATATAAATTGTTGTATCTTCACCATAAGCACCACCAATATTTGTACTTCCACATTCAGGACATTTATCATGAAAATCTCCACGATACCCACAATCTTTGCATGTATTACAAAGATCATATGCATTTATAGTTCTTGTCGTTGAATCGAAAGTGAATAAACATTGGTAATCATCTGAGATTTCGCCAGTTAATTCGTCATATACATTGCTGTCATTAATAGAGTACTGAAACCATGATTTTAAATTTTTCAAAGAAGTATCAACATGACCAATTTTATAATTCGATGCTTTGTCTAAAATACGATGTATAAGAGAAGAGTTATATAATTTCTTATACATTTCACTTCCTTCTGAAAAAGCAGATAAATCACGATAAAAAATAGTTGGGTAGTTCTCATCATAATCATCTCTCGCAATATCATATTCTGTATTAATTTCAATATTTCTAAGTTTTACATTCTGCAATTCATTTACAGGAAGATATGTACATGTAACAGATTTTTGAGTTGTATTTTCTTCTGTAGTATTTACAGTAATAGAAAAATGTTCATTATACTCAGGAATATATACCAGATTATAATTGTTAATTTTACCCCATAATTCATTTTCTGTCTTATATACAGTAAATGATAACTCTGGTGCATTTAATGTATCTTTATATTCGATGTCAGTTGTATCTATAAGTTTTCCGTATTTATGAAAGTCACGTCTTTCTAGTAAGATAGTAATTTCATCTACACCAAAATTCTCATTAAAAACTATTTTTGGCATTTGCTTATTCTCCTTTCGATTTTTTACATATAAAAATCCCACATAGGCTATGACACCTACATGGGATAAAGTGGTTATTTATATAACCTCGCATTACCTATACCATTTTTACCAAGTTGCTTGGCAGAAACTGCTTCAGTAATACATTGTGTTGTCTTTCCGTTCCTGAGAATTTCTTCTCGTAATTGTCTACCAAAGGTTTCAACATCATTTACACCGTTCATTACGATATCTCCAACCTCAACAATCGTAGAAGTGCCAGCAGATTTTGTTATTTCAGGTAAATTCGGCATATAGTTGATACCAGAGGTCAATAAAGAAGGATTCATCTGTGCCATTTTCCAAAGATTCTCAGTCATCTCATTTGTGAACACTTTATCGCCAGGATTGAGTTCTGTTAAAAGTGCGCCGTCAGCAGCACGATAAATCAGTTCTCGTTTATTTTCTTGCGTCCATGCTAATTGACTCTTGTCTATGTGTTCAGAACCTTTTTCGTAACCATTAATGCTTGCTAAATCTTTATCAAGTTGTGCCGACTGCTTATCAAGATCAGCTATGAATTGTTGCAACATATCTTTGTTATGAGTTACATCCTGTATCATAGCATTGAGTCCACTCTTTTTCTCGATATAATTATTTTTTAAATCCTGTAGTTTATCTTTATTCTTCGTAGAAGATTTTTCAAACTGGTATTTATTTTCTATAGAATTCAATTCACCGTATAACTGTTTTAACTGACTTTCAAGTTCCTTAATCTGATTTTGAAAAGACTGCCTCTGACCATTAATTGCTTTTTTCTTTTGTGCGATTCCGTTTTTCTTTTTAGCTATATCAGCCTCTTTCGCAGGATCATAACTGCTAGTATCAGTTTTAGAATTAACCTTATTTTGATCATTAGTCACAGTATTATGAACGTAATCTTTTGCGGCTTGACCACCATCGCCACCATTCGTGGTACTAGAACCAATTTGATCTTTTGTATCATTTGTAAGATTAGAATCTAATCCCTTAATTGTTTCAATAATATCACTGCCAAGAAGAGTTTTAATCTCATCAAGAATAGTATTTGTATCATTGAGCTTTTCATCAATGAATTCCTGGTAATCATTCATTAAATCATCAAGCATATCCTCAGTATCGGAAATGAATTTTTCGTATTGTGTATCTTTTAAATCGCTTTTAGCTTCTTCAAGCTGTACTTTTAGTTTCTGAATTTGTGCACGAGATTCCTCAGAATCATTACCATTGTAAGCAGTTAACTGTTTCTGTAAAGAAGCAATAGTCTTTGTTTTTTCAGCAATTTCCTTTTGATATTTATAGGCTTCAAGTTCGGAGTCTTTCAGTTTCTTGTATTTATCAATCAACTCGCTCAATGCATCAGTTTGAGCTTCGTAACCCTGTTTTACCAAATCCTGAATTGACTGTAATTCATCTTCGGCAGATTTCTTCGCATCTCTATGAGCATCCTGTAAATCACGCAGACGTTGAATAACATTTTCGTCAGACAGGGATAATTCACCCTTTTCTATCTGTCTCATAATCTTGTTATATTCACGTTGATACTCATCTGCCTGTGCAAGATAATTATCATAATTTGTTTTATGCAGACCAATAGTAGCTGTGCCATATTTTGTAAAGTTACCAGTGTCTTTATCCGTCATATCTTTATGGCTCATAAGATCAATATAATAATCATTTTCACTGTTGATACGTTTTACAGTTTCCATAGATTTATCAAAAGCATCCCATTTTAACTGACGAAGAGCATTCTGATATTCAACGATAGACTGTGTAGACTCGTCTATAGCATTTGTTACTTCGTTGATTGCAGAAACCATTTCATGCCATTCATCGCTGCCTTTTTTGATAGAACCTTTGATAACAGCATCATTTAGACTCTTTTGAAGATCTTTTCTTTCTTTAATAAGTTTGTTTTTCTCACCTTTTTCAGAGGAGATAAGAGACTTATAATAAGCCGCACTTATCTGTTTGCCCTGTTCTTGTGCGAGTGAAATCTTATTATTAAGTGCTGTCTTTTTCTGCTCGTTGCTAGAAATTTTGTTGTCGTAATCACTTGAGATATTATCAAATTTTTCTTTCGCAAGATCTGCTTTATCCTGTTTTGCTGTTTCTTTATACAGGTCAGCAGTTGCTTTGTCTGATTGTTTTGCATCCCAATATGCATTGTACTGTACACATGCATTGTAGAGCTTACCATTATCATTCAGATTGGATGCTTTATTTAATAAAGACTGTGAGATACGTTTGCCAGATTTTGCAGCTTTCTTAATAGAAGCAAGGATCTTTTTATTCTCACTCGTAGATTTGAATTTACTAATTGTTTTCTTTGCAGATTTAAGATTTTTGTTATCAGTAGAAACAGCAGTATTATAAGCCTTCTGCGTCTTATTGATATTAGAGATCTTTTTGTCAATCAGTTTATTTTTAGATTTTGCAGACGTAGCATTGTCAATTTTAGCATCATATAATTCATCTTGTGAATCATATTTTTCTGTCTTTTTATCAGCAGTCGCTTTTGCCAACGCAGCGGCGGCAGTAGCATTTTCCTGCATTTGCTGTTTTAATTCGATCAGAGATGCCTTATTTGAATCAATACGTTCATTATACTCATACCAAGCTTCAGAACCTTTTGTAACTGTTTTCTGTAACAGTTTTAATTGCTCATCTTGTTTATTAATATAATCAATCTGCTTTTGGATATTTTTGTTCATACTATCATAATTCTTAGTATTTGCAGAAAATCCCCATGACTCTTTTAAAGAGATCCATTTCTCCATGCGGTCATTCGCATTTTCAACTTTTGTAGAAAGATTTTCATACTGAGTGATAAGTAATTCGATACTTGCTTGAGTTAATTCAAGCTGTTTATCTTTTAACTCATCTATTTTATCCAAACAATCCTGCGCTTTATCATACCAATTCTGATAGTCCTTGATTTGCTGTTTTACAGTATCATCTGAATAATCCCATATATTAGAAGCTCCACCACGAACAGCAGAAGCAATATCTTCATTAAGACCAACTTCATTTGCTTTCTGCATATATTTGTTGTAATCATCTGTGAGAAGTTCAATGCCAAATGATGTAGCGTTTAAAGCTTCTTTATATGCATTTAAACGAGATGTGAATGAGGAAGAAGTTTTGGCGGCTTTATCTTCGAGTTTGGAAAGTGCTTTATCAAAACGATTGATACCATTTTCAATAAAATCAAATGTTTCTGCAACAGCTTCTTTTACATCTTTTGCAGCATCCTTGGCTGCTTTTGCAGCGTCGTTAACTGCTTTCTTGGTAGCAGAGCCACCAGAATATTTATATTGTTTCGTAAGAACACTATCAATTTCATCCTGTGCTTTTTCTTGTGATTCTGTACTATAAGATCCCTCATCAAATATTTTAGTATTTCCAGTATGTTTTTTCGTCTTATTTGGATTTTTAAGCTGTCTTAATACACCATTTTTAGCATTTTGAAAAGCATTTAATTCATCAATAGCTCCACCAAGAGCTAAAACCAACTTCTTAATATTTTCAATATCACTATCGGTCGTAAGAGTTGTGCCGTTTGCGAGTTCTTTTTTCAAAGCATATTGTAAAAGATAATTTGCTGTTTCCTCGGAAACTTTACCTTCTTCGACTAATTTTAAGATATCTGCTGTAGTTGCGTTTGCTAAGTCAAAAGATTTCAGAGCAGCAATTTCTTTAGCCGCAGATAATCGTTGAAGAACTAATTCATGACTGTTCTCAACACCCATCTCTGTTAAAGTCTGTTCGATAAGTCCGGCATTTTGCTCATTGACTTTATCCAAAATTCCTGACTGTTCGATATAAGCCCCTGTTAAGGAAGACATGATTTTCTTAACTTCCTCTGTGTTTTGACCAGCTTTTTGGAGCTTATCAATATAATTCTCTATACCAGAAACATCTTTGAAAGCTTCAGCAATATTAGAATAATCCTCAAAACCGATGTTCTCATCCTTGTCAAATAATTTGGCATATGTTTTATCAACAACGTCCATCTTTTCTTTGACTTTATCGAGTTCTGCGATGGTTTCTGTCAGAGATAAATCTGGAGTTTCATTTGGTACATTTTTTAATTCATCTTCATAAGCAATTATTGCGTCCTTTGCATTTTTTGTTCCTAACGTTACCTTATTCCATAATTCTATCTGAGAATCAGTAAAATCTTTTGTATACTCTTGAAGTTCTTTATAATCTTTAGCGTCAACTCGTTTACCAGAAGAAGTTGTAAAATCAGCACTGCCACCCTGTGAAATAGATTCAATAGAAGCTTGCAATTTGTCTTTGACTTCTTGCTCATTAGCAATTATTGGAGTTATGTCAATTGTAATTCCATACTCATTTAGTTTTGTTTGTAATTGCTTTGCAAATGACAATACATCTAAATCACCGTCTTCAAATGACAGGAGTTTATTAAACATATTATTAATTTCCTGTTTATGTTCAGAAGGTATCTCCATTAGGGGTTTTATAATATTTTCTTCGACGTAATTTTGATAATCATAAGCTGTTTCTGGTGGTGTTTCTAAAGAACTCCAATCTATTTCAGGTATTATTTTATCTACTAATGCAGAAGAATCGTCTGATAAATATTGATAATCATAATTATCTTTTACCCATGCTTGAAGATTTGCTGTCATTTTGGAATATGAATCTTCTATAGACTTTTCTTTTGTTTCAATATCTTGCTTTAATCCATTTTCAGAGGCATGATAATATTCATTTTCGGTTTCTAACCATGTGTCATAAAAAGTTTGCGCTTTCGATAACTGAGCTGGTGAAGCAGTTATTAATTGAACTGATGTATCATACATTCCATAAAGTTCTTTAAATTCAATGCCAGCACGATTCAATGCATCTTCTAATGCTTTCCCATATTTAGAAAAATCTTCATCATTAAAATTGATCAAACCATCAGAATTAATGATATCGACATTTACATTTTTATACTGTTGTTGTATTGTTGACAATTCCGACTCTAAATCAGAAATCGACTGCTCGGTATTTTTTACCTCATAATAAATACCGTTTGCAACATCGTCCATGTTGTCAATCAAAATCTGCTCTGCAATCGCCTTTTGTTTTTTAAGAACATTATCTAATTTTTTACTTGTTTCTTCTGCACTATCTCCAATATTTAATAATGCATTTCCTTGATCATCGTATCCAGAGACAAGAGATGGAGACAAGTCAGCAAGCTTGTTTGATATGCTTAAATATTCTTTATAATCCTCCTCAGAAAGAGAAAGGTTATTTGAAAATTCATCTACTCCTTTTGACAGTTCTAAAAACCTATCTTTATTTTCAGAGATAGTAGAAGACATATCTTGAAGCGTACTTTGTGCATCATCAATTTTTTGCTGGGCTTCTTCCATTGCGTCAGCAGCATACTTCGCACGATTTACATAATGGTCAATCGCATCAGCAGCTAATTGGATACCTTTAATAGCCAAAGCGGTTACAATCATGTTAGCAGCAATAGAAACCGCCATATATGCAGCAGACTGTGCTTTTGCCGCAACTGTTGATGCTTTTTGTGCAGCCGTAAGTTCTTCTGTGGAGATTACAGCCCCTTGTGCAGATGTCATCAGTGAAACAGTCTCTTTATTAGTATTTCTGCTTGCAATTGCTAATGCTTGTTGAAATTCTGTTCCTTTTGCTATTTCGGAATTGTATTTTACTATGGCTTGCACATCTATTTTCGATGTATTAAAAATGGCATTTTTAAAACCAACAGATTGAATATCATACAATCTCGTTTTTATATCATTTAGTGATAAACCAAATATACCAATAGATTTAATAGCTCCAGAAATATCATCTTTTATTGTTCTGAATATCATACTATATTTGTTTGCATTATACTTGTTTGAAGAGTATAATTATAAATAAAAAGGAGCTTAAATTTATGAAATATATTAAGGTGTGTTATATGTGTCCAATTTGTGCACAAGGATATTTTTTTGACAAGTCTTCGCAATTTTCAACAGAATGTCCAAAGTGTCATGTAGAAATGGTCTGTGTAGAAGAAAAAAATACAACAACTGAAATAGAAGAGAGAGAAAGTAGAAGATGGGAAAATGGTAAATCTGCCATACTAATAGAATGTCCATATTGTCATTCAATGAACACTTCTAAAATCGGTACAGTTAATAGGGCGATATCAGTCGGCATGTTTGGTCTTGCTAGTAGTAAAATAGGTAAAACACACAAATGTAATGACTGTGGAAGTAGTTGGTAGGATTATATTATGAAATTTACCCCTAAATCAAAGCATAAAAAGAAGAAAAAACATCAGCAAAATAATTATAAAAAACAAGATAATACAAATATTCCTGTACAAAAAGTTTCAACACCAAAAATCAATCAAAATCAAGAAAAAATAAAACAAAACTGTCCTTGTAATAAAAAAGGATGGTGCATTTTTGCTGATAGAAAATGTGTCCCATATGCTCTGAAATGTAAATATAATAAAGAAGTATTTAAAAATAATACATTCTATTATCCAACGGAAAGTGCCAATAAAACGAATACATCAACCAAGAAGTCAAGTTATAACTTGTATGAAGATGAAAGACATGGTTCAAATAAGGTCATAACTACTTTATCTGATAATAGTATTGTAGAATTATATGTATTCAAAGGGTTCTTACAATTAAACCCTTCTCAGACGATAGATTATGAGATGACAATTAAGGATCTTCACACAAATAGAACAAGTACTATTTTAGTTGCATATAATAAAATAACAGGAAAATATTATATCTCTGAGACTCAGATTAAATACTGGCATAAAAGAAATTTCTTCCCTAAAATTGTTCTCAATATGTGCAATGATGGTTCTATTCCCATGATAACTGATGGTTTCCAAGAATTTTCTAAATTGGCTTTATATGGATATAAAGTTGGGACTCATGGATTAAACGAGATACAAAGGCATAAAATTCTTAAATATGTTATTGATAATAAAATCATGAGAGGATATGAAATTATAAAGCATCTACAAGGATTAATATTCTTGCGGAACGAGCAATATAATAAGGACTTTTCAACTGCAATAGAAGATTGGGAGAATGATATTATTTTTATTGAGGAATATATAATTTCCAAATCAAAATAATAGAGTAGAGTACCAAAATGTCCTACATGTGGCTCACTTAATGTAGAAAAGATTTCAACAGGAAAGAAAATATTCGGAGGTGCAATGTTTGGACTATTCAGTTCGGACGTAAGAAACACAATGCACTGTAAAAATTGTGGGGCGAAATGGTAAACAAATGTTCCGACTATACCTGTATAATAATTAGTGGTAAAATATTCCTATCAAATAAACAGAGGGCTTAGAGTTACCCTCTGCATAAATATGTCATTTATTCAACAAATCCAAGAATGATTTTTGCAATGCATTTTGCATTATGTTCATCTAAATCCTCGATTATTGCTTTGGCAAGATCAAGATTGAGATATCCCAATGCCATTTTTTCTTCATCAGTTGGATTGCCATTATGCTCAAGAGCGGTGTTGAATTTTTGACAGGTTTTTTTAATAGTTTCAAACATGTTTTTACCTGCTTTCTATAAAGGAGTTGTTTACCATGAGATTAAATCACGACTATGTAAGAGATATTTTATTATTTATTGAAAAAGATTTGGATTACAAGGATTCTTCAAACCCTAATTATCGTAACGAATTACCATTTGGACAGCTACTTGTTTCGGATAAGTTTTCTAAATACAATAAAGAAGAATTGACTTATGCACTTGAATTATTGACAAAAGAAGGTTTCATTGATTGTGCAAAGAACCCATATTTTGTAAGAGGAAGCCTAATGCAAGCTGATATTATAGGTCTTACATGGAGTGGACACCAATTGCTTGATAACATCAGGAACGATACGGTTTGGAATGCAGTTAAAGAAAAGTCTAAAAAGTTTGGAAAGTTCTCACTCAATACGTTGGCTACTTGTGCAGGACAGCTTACAATTGCTCTTATGAGCAATCCGAATGCTGTTCAGAATTTCTTGGATGGAGTAAATAATATTGGAAATATGGTGTAATAAAAAAGAGTAGCCTAAACATTATTCCAGAATTCAATAACAATTCTTGTTAAAGAAATCGGTTACATTGGCTACAACTTGGTCTGTTTCCACGGAGAGGACACATCTGGCAAACCGTTGGAACTGATACAGCATGTACAACAGTTGAATTTTCTTTTAATGGTTGTACCGAAGCGTCAAATAAGTTTTGTAGGTTCGGTTGAGGAATGAGTTTGGATAAATCAATATTCATCATGTCACCACCAATCTAAGAGTAGATGAAAGTCTGCTCTTTTATAATATGTGTCAACAATAACTATTTATCGACATATTTTTTACTTTATATATTCCAAATATGATATAATTTCCATATAGGAGGGTATATGAGAAAAACAGTATTAACATTAGATGAAATTAATCTACTAAAGAATAGTGAAGAACCCAAGAACACTCAACTATATGGCAACTTATATGAAAATATAGTAAACCTGTCTAAATTCAAAGCAGTCTCGATAGAAGATATGCCATTTTTAGATGAATTGGGTGTAGCATCACTTACTATTAATAAGAAAAACATGATGAATAATATTTTAAAAGAATGGTATGCTGAAAAAGTAAGTGAAGAAGATCCAACTCAAAAGGTGCATTGCGGTTTATGTAATACACCTAATAAATATTTATATTATATACGGAACAGACGAAACGATATACTGCTAAATGTAGGTTCTCACTGTATCCTTAAATTTCCTGGGATTGAAGGATATACAGAGAAGAAACGTCAACTTAACGAAATCATCAAAGGTCGTGAAGTTGTTAATCGAAGAAATAAATTTTATGAGACTTTTCCAAATGCCGAATCTGTAATTTCAGATGCTGATAAATATTTTTCAACCTTACCAATTTTAATCCCTTATGAATTATATACAAATATACAAAACACCATAGTAAAAATGAGGCAAGTATATTCACAATATATTAATAAAGGTAAAACAAATTTCGATGGCAATTTGTCACCATTTGAATTATTTCAAAATAAATTAGATGAATATAATCTTTATACAAATTTAGCAAATGAATTTATCCAAGAAAATGACAAGCCTTTGAGTTGTAGACGTGTAGAAATTGACTGGTTAATTTCAAATAAGAAAATTGAACTTCTCGAAGAAATATCTAAAAACAATGGATTATACACCGAATTAACACTTAAACACATGACATCGGTTGAATTTATAAAACCATATATAAAAAATATATTTTCAAGAAACACTTCGAGACAATTATATTTTTCGCATATAAAAGGTAATATGATATATATTAATTTACATAAATTTGGCTATAATCCTAATTTAGTATTTCAAATGACACTAGAAGATTTTATGGACAAAATAGGTGCAAAATGTATAATTAATAAAAACATAAAATATGATCTTGAAAAATATTTTAACCAAATTGCAATAATAGTCAATCAATCTAATATTTTTTCTATATTAGGCTATATATCTACTTATACAAACAATACGCAATATGTATTTCTAAATGATTACATTAGAGATAATATATATTTATATAGAAAAACTGATAAGGCAATAAGAAAATTCAATGCGCAATCATTTATTAAAGCATATTCAGGACATTTGTTAAATTCAGAAGAGACAATGAAGAAACATATTTTGAATATGATTTATAATAATTCGGTTCAATGGATTTCATTAGAACAACAGAGTAAACAAGGAACAGACGATATTGTAAGAAAATTGTACAAAGAATTTAAAGAGTAGCCAACCGACTACTCTTTAAATCTGTTACTGTAATGTTTTTACAATTCCACGCCAATAATCGAAGCGTCCCTTAACATTCTCTTTGCTACCTGTACCACTCTGAACATATTGTTTATATTCTTCGTTAGAATCATATGTTGCAATAAACTCAGATACCTTCTCTGCAAGACGAGAGAATGATTTCTTGTCTTTAACGATTCTATAACCACTATATAAAATTTGTGGGATACTTGTGGATGGAATTTTTACTTCACCATCAAATGATTCGTTAAATCTATCCATAGCTTCTTTTAATGTGTCAGCTCTATCAAGAAACTTATCTGCATAATCAGTTACATAAGCATCAATATCTTTTGTTCTAAAAGATGTAAATTCCTGTTCCTGATTAGAAGATATAAGCATCATGGCTTGGATAATTATATCTCTGTCTGTTCCATTCTTTCGCTGTGTCTTTGACATAATTTTATCCATAAATGGATGATTAGCGAGAGAGTAGACCTTTTCACTGAACTCATCTGATTCATGCACTACACGCATGAGCTTGTTTGACAATGGTTTTCCTGCATTCTGTCTGCGGAAAAGCTCACGAATATCTGTTTCAGTGCAATCTGTCATTCTATAAATTTGTAATTCTGATTTTAAAATTTCATCCTGAGTATCTTCATCGAGTTTATCAAATTTTAAACCAGACAAATCCTTTTCTTCACCATTAACAATAATAGTACCCATATCTTTCGATAATGCAAATACATTACCAATATAATCTCTTATAGTAGAAAGACGCTGTACGCCATCAATAATTGATAATGTCCCATCTTCCTCTACGATACCATAAGTAGGATTAATTGGATAGTGACGAAGCAATGAATCAATTAAATCTGTACGTTGCTTACGATTCCACTGTCCCTCTGGTCGCTGTAATTTATGAGAAAGATTAATTGTACCTTTATTCATATCCTTTACAAGCGACTGTAAAGAACGAGTTTTTGCTGTATAATCCATTATGTTACCTCCTTCAAAAAATGAAAAATTTTACTATTTTGAAGATAACACAGTTGGAATTTTTTGTAAAGTTTTTTGAAAAATTTTGATTAAATTTCGTATTTCATAAATCGACAAAACCTATGTTCTGGATTTATGAAGTTGGAAGTATATGGTAATATAATACCAAGCAAACTGTATTTGAGCCATCGTATCTCAGGTCAATAGCACGACAGAATGCTCGGTATTTACCATACGAAGTGCCATATTTGTAGTTTGGCACGATTCATATCGGAAATAAATTCAGCTCGTTCTGAGCAATACATTTCCCAACTTTAAGAAATACTACAAAGAAGGGAGGGTAGAATTGGAAGTATTTAAAATACTTGTAAGTGGTGGACTTTTAGTATATGCTTGCCATTTACTTTGTGTCATAGTTGATACAATTGGAAAGTGTTATACTGTTAATAAGTGCAAAGACTATACGGACTCACAAACCAAGTCTTTATCACAAATGTTCACCAAGACTAGAAAAATATTTCGTAAATAATTCTATTTCTGTATTTGTCATTTATTTCCTTTTATTCCTTAATTGAGGGCAGGTCATCACGACTGTCCTCTATTTTATTTATTTTACAAAATATCTATAAACTACTTTCAATTATAGAGACTGTGTGTTATACTGCGAACGGATACTTTCGTATTCCGCTATATAATTTTTCACTTACATTGTACACACCAACAATGTAGTAAAGATAACATCGTGTAATGCGGTGTTATTTTTATGTTGTCATATATTTATTCTCTGTTTTTTCTCGACAAGAAATCGAGATTTCTTGATTTATTCGATTTCTGTGAATTCAATCTTACTTATTGCATATTTTGTTATACAAGCAAAAAATACTGCTAAAACCAAATATGAGATAATATCTGAAAACATTGAAACCATATTTACATCAACGGTTATTTTTAGTACATCGCATATAAAGACAATTATCATCCCAATAAAAGCAGTAAGACAATCTATTGCAAGACCATACAAGAAAAATCCTATTGCTAGTGACACTAAAATTACCACACATAGGCAAACATAATTCATACGAATAAAATCATCTTCCATAAATTTCTTAAAATTTTTACATCTCTTCAATCCTTTTTCTCCTTACGAATAAATGTTCTCTCTACCAAAACATTCCAGTTTATTATATAATTATTTTACAGCTTCAAATGAAAATACAGTCACTTCCATTTTTAAACGGTGTTCCTCAAACAAACACCAACAAATAGTATGATATTCAAAACAATAACAACTATTGGAGGTGACTGTTATGAGTAATATGATTAAATATGCTGTTAAGTGCAATTCTTTATATAAACTTATTGCAGTTATCTCTGTATGTGCTCTGCTTGGATACTGCAATCATTGTTGGTGCGATACAATCCAACACATTACAGATAAAATTTGTGAATATAAAGAAGTTAGCATTAAAGCTCAGTACGATGACACCTCTTTAGAGGTTGATTTACACGAGCGAAATGAAGTAGGGACTGAGTAGAGCAGTTCCTATTTTATTTATTCTCTTTTTATTATGTGTTTCTTCAAACTTACGGTACACACAAACCCTACTGTTATCCTATTACCTATTGTGCTATGTAATAGGGGAGAGTAGCAACACTCTTTAACGGTTTTATATCCTAGTCACTGATGATTCTCACTCATCAAGGAACAGTCCGATAACTGCGTATGGAGTACCTATCACAAGCTATCTAATGATAACTCAAAATCGTTTATACTCTCTGAACACTTCCATTATAATATTCTCTATTACAGTAGAATCCGTTGCTGATTGCCGATTTAGTCCATTAAGGACATGATACTTAGGGTTTCCCCATATATCCAAATAACCTCCATTTCTGGATTTGACTTTTCTTGTTGTCACCAACATCCTTTCGGAATACATTCACGCTCGCCATTTCTAGCCACGTTGTAGTGTGTTATTTTATATATACGGTATATTTTATTTCTTCCCAGCACTGTGAGATAGCAACTCACAATTACGATTTATTTTGAAACATCTATAGGTTGACTAGACCTAATCTTCCCAACTCTTGATTGTTGTCTTAAGTTAGGTGGGCATATTCAAAACAATAACAATGATTTGAAAAATTACGCACTCACGTAACATTTACCGATGTTTTTAAAAGCTAATACGCCTGTAATTCCTAATGCAGCCGTTTTAAGTAATCCAAGATTGCCTGTTACAAAACCAATTCCTTCAGACAATTTAGTTAAGCCATCAACAATAGTACCTAGATCTCCACGATCGACCATTTGCTGAATTGTACCAACCCAAGTTTCCTTGAGTGCGTTGATACGGTACTCTAAAGATTGCTCAATAGTTTCCATTTCCTTGTCGCTTGATCCTGCACTTTGTTCCATTTCATCAAGAGCCTTGGTAACGCCTTTATAGTTCTGAATAAGAGCAGCACCAGCCTGAGCCTGTGTACGACCAAAAGCTTTAAGAAGGAAATCATTTTGTTGTTTCTGTGACATTTCATCCCAGATGTCAGCAATTTCACCAAAGTAATCAGTTAAATCTTTAAATTCTGTAGTAGAACCTTCTTTAAAGATAGATATACCTTGTGCGTGTTCTGCTGTTTTAGTAAGATCAATTAATTCTCCTGTTATATTGGCTAAATCTTTCGAGTATTCTTCTGTCGATTCGTCAAATGAACGAATACGAAGTGCAACACTACGAAGGGCTGTACCGCTTTTTTCCGCATTTTGCAATACCTCTTGTATACCTGAAAACATAGCCAAACCATCTTGCACTGATGTTCCTACAGCGGCAAGGGCGGCGGCAGAACGTTCCATACCTTCAACAATATCTTGGTTAGATAAAGCCATTGTGTTCAATCTGTTACTTTCCCATTATTTAATGGTACTGACCATAATTGATTATGGCGCATAGTCATTTCTGGCTATGTCTCACGTTTCATTATTAGATTATAGCGTGAGATCGGACTATATATTACACCCTCTTATTTATTAAAGTAGGGTGGATAACTTCGGTAAATATGCTTTTTATCACAATATAAACCACTGTAGTCTCTACGCATTCTTGATAATTACTCACAACAAAAAGAACTATCTTTATTATATTTTATACCTGTAACAGAACTCCATCTCAATCCAGATAAAATTCTACTTATTGTTCCTTCTGAGGTATCAAACATTTTAGATAGTTCTACTTGAGAATATTTATTTTGTTTTGATAAATCAACAATTTTCAAAACTTGTTCTTTTGTTAATTTTGCATTTGTGTTATTTTCACCAAGTTCTGATAAACGAATTTTATTTATAGACTCTTTAGAATGAATTAATCCATTTTGCCCTTCGCCACCAATTGTTTGATTATATCCTTTTTTATTTAATATATATGTATCATAATAAGAAATCCAATATTTTTCTTTTTCATTTAATTCTTCTGATGTATCTGCACAATCAATTATACTCCATTTTAAATTATCAACACCATATTTTCGTATCGCTCTATAAAATGGATAATTGTAACTAATTTCTGTTTTTATTTTAGATTTTCTTATATGTTCATTTATTCGTTCTTTTAATTCTCTATGTGTTTGTCCTATATAGCTCTTGCCATTGGGCAATAAACATCTATATATAATCATATTATTCACCTCCTATAAAGTGAATAATCATCAAGTCTTTGCTCGGTCTCATCCTTCTCAGGACTTTAACCGATATAGTTATCTACTATGCTATATTTTTATAGCACCATACATTACTGTATGTTTGGGCAATAATTTTACCCAGCTTATTTATAGGATCCATAATTTCAGATTTTACTTGATCTGGATCTATTGACCACGCCTTCATAATGCTGACCAAGCCACTCTGACTTTCATCAACACTCATACCAGGAGAAATAGAGGCAAACTGAGAACTAAGTTTTGCCATTTCTGTAGAAGCTTCAGCAGTATTGTATCCTAGCCTAGACCATGCACTTGCCTGATCAATAATTTCTTTTGTAGTAACACCCATCTGTTTTGCTACGTTATTAGAATCATAATAAAAATTCTCAAGCTGATTCTCATTCATCGCTGTAGTTTTTTTTAAATCAACCAAAGCAGTATCAAGTTCTGTAATAGTAGAGACAGCTTTTTTAACTCCGTTTACCATCCCATAGAATCCAACATACATACTCAAATAGCTTTGCATCTGACCAATGAAACCATATGTAGACTTTGTTTTAAAAATATCCCAAAGAGATTTTCCAGCTCTACCAGCAGCAATTTCAGCATTTTCAATTTTAATAATTTCTTCTGTGATTTTTCTTAAATTGATACTTGGATCACCGGATTTTAATTGTTCTAACAATACATTAAAACCGGCTTTGGCTTCCGCAGAATATTTTGTATTCTCTGCTAAATCTTTATTGATTCTCTGAATAGCTTTCTCAACGCCGACCTCAACTGTACCTTTTTCAGCAGCAGAAAGTTTTTTGAATTCCGTAGCTGCTTTTTCACAATTCTGTGTTAATTTGTTTATTTCGGCTTGTTGTTCTTTTGTAAGTTCATTAACACCTTGCAATGAAGATTTATAATTTTTAAGTACATTATTTGCACTTTCTAAATTTGCAAGTTTTGTATTATATTCTGTACTTGGGTGAAAATCGGACGGATATGTTTGTGCTTGAGTAATGATATTTTGATATTTATCAATAGAATTTTGCAAAGAATTCAACTCTGAATTTAGAGTATTTTTTAAAGAGTCTTTTAATCTATTAACCGATTCAGCCGATCCATTTGATGCCTGATCGAGCCGATTTATCACGTCAACATATCTTTTCCATGTATCTGTATCTACATTCTGAGGATTTATCATAGAAGATAAAACTTGTCTTGCATCATAAGCTTCTTTTTTTAACTTCTCAATTTCCTCAATTTGTCCTGCGATTTCATATGACTTCTTACCAGTGCTTTTATCAGAGGCTTTAAGGTTATTAAGTTTTGTAACAGCATTCATGTAATTCTGAATTGCTTTTTCGGCTTGTTCCCATTTTGACTGGATTGCCATTGCTTCTTGCTGTACTTTTTGTTCAGATTGTGCAACCTGTTCTAAGTTTTCAGAAGTCTTAGGAAATGTGTCTTTCATTCCAGATGAAATATTCGTTTTCTGTCCAATCTTACTCTGTGCATCAGCCAACTTCTCAGCTTCTTTAGCAGCATCTTGATATGCATTACTAATATTCTCCACTTGTTTGACAGCACCACTCGTATTACCACCCATGTTGTTCATGTTTTTATTAACATTGAGAATATTCTGATTCAATTCAGCAAGTGACTTATCAATGTTCTGGATAGAAGAGAGTAGTGTCTTCGTACCAGAATCATCTACTTTACCAAAAGCCTTACTTAAACTTTGTACTTCGGATACAATACTTGATAACTCTTTTGATAAATTCTCGAACTGTTTAAAATCACCTGTTCCCTTACCAAGAGAGTCAAGCATCTTTTCGAGATTAGAAATTACATTAGATAATTTCTTTTCATCAATATTAAATTTAATTGTATATTCTCTACCCTCAACAGTATCTAATCTGTCTTGGACTTGTTTCATATCTTTAAGCAGTTTTTCTACATTTGATTTAATTTCTAAATCATACTGATATGTACCTGGCATTTCCTACCTCACTTTCTTAAAATTTGTTCTATTCTTTTATTGATAATGTCATCCAAGCGACCTCCAAATCCGCTTTCAATATCTCGTTCAACATACATATATGGAGGCAATGATTGATGTTTCATCCACTGACCATAACCGTGCTGACCACCCATAAACATATAATCAAATGCAAGACTGGCATTTAATTTTTGATGATTACCTTTTTTATTAGAATATTTCCCGTCTTCTCTTGGTGCATCATATGTATTTCCCCAACCATATCCAGCCCAACCGATATAATTATCCATTACACCTGAATCTACTGAAAAATGAAGGACATTTCCTTTGCCTCTTGTTTTTGTAGAATCAAGAATTTTCATAAAGTTGTATGTTCTTTCATATGACTGTGGAGTATAGTCGTTGTACCAATCTATCAATGAATATCTGACAGATTCTTTTAGCAGTTCATTTGCTTGTGGTGCGACTTCTTCTGCAATATGATTTTCAATTCTGTCTAACTTCTTTTTAAAATCTGCATATATATTTTTTGCCAATTTCATCACCTCCAAAAATTTCACTATAATTTCACTATTTTTACACTAAAATAGGAGAGCAGTATTACAACTCTCCATAAGAAAAGCCCTATACGCTGTGACACGTATAGAGCCTAATATTTAATCTAAATATACCTCTGGAATAAAAAACAAATCATCTTTACTATTGTGTTCTTTCTTATAATCTTTAATAATATATTTTGCAGTTATTTTATTAACACATTTAGCAGCTTGGTTAATATCATCTGTAACTTCTGAATTAAACGTTAAATAATAGTCTGGATTTCCATTTGAGATACATATATACAAGTTTTTATTATCCATAATTCACTCCCTTGAAATTTGAATTTACTTATACCTCTTTAAATCCACCATTCTTAGCAAACTCAACAACCTTATCTAAATCTTCCTTTGGAATCTCATCGAGCTTCTTACTTACAACGTCCATAAGCGGTTTGAGAGTAGCATTTGCCAAATCAGAAATCCTTCCAATCTGTTTGCTAATAAACACCTGAGTAGTTGTCTCATTAAACTGAGTATCTGACTGCTTCATTGTTAAAATGGTTTTAAATTCACTTAATTCGCTCATAGGAATAAGTGGATCAGCTTTATCAGAACCAACCATTAAAATATCAAGTAAGCCAGATGATTTAAGTGCATCATATCCATTGATAAAACCTTTATCATCCTCATCAATCTCAAGATCGGTATATAATTCAATAACGGCACGACAAAACTGTACATACTGAGCAACAGAATTTACTCTAATCTTATCTGTTTTACGATATTTTGTTACTCCGTTATCATCATAAGATTCCTGCTCAAATGTTGTCTTATCTACAATCAACTGTGCATAAGCATCTTTCTTAATGAATGATACATATGGTGTAATTTTGATTGTCTCTTTAACAAATCTATCCTTTAACTGCTGATTCGCCATGTTATTGTATCTCTCTACAAATTCTAAAAGTCTCATATTCCTTTTTCTCCTTTAATTCTTATTTTTCTTTGCTTCTCTACGAAGTTTTTTCAACTGATCATATTCAATCCAACCACCATATTTAAGATTTCTACAAATAAACGTAAGGTTGGTTTCTGGGTACTTAGCCCACATCATTTTTCTTTTTAAAAGTGACATACTATCTGGATTACCCTTCACGTCAAAAACCTGTAAAGTGCCATCAGACCAGACGACATTAAAATCACTTCTATATTTAATAGGTAGAATTGTTTTACCTTTATATTTAAATTTATCTTGAAGAACATATTCTACTTGGCGTTCATATGATAATATTTCTCCACTTTTCATCTTAGGTTCTATATATTCTTGTAAAAATCTAAGCTCAGTAAGACTGTCATAAGTTACACCTTTATATGTTCGATTTTTCTTACCTTGTTCTGAAATATCTACATGATATTTCGATTTAGCTTTTGCTATTTCCTTTCACTCCTTTACATAATAAAAGAGCAGCTTCCGAAGAAACCGCTCTTTCATAATTCTTATATTCAATTGTCATATGTACTTGGTTAATTATTAATAATCATAGGATAAAGTTCCCACTTGGCGTTGGGATATTTTTCAATGTGTTCACAAACTATTTTGTGTACTTCTTCCATATCACCTGCATTCTTGTCAATATGAATTACTTTCCCACCAGTTGCTTCAACTTCTTCACATATCAAATTAAAATATGTTCTCATAAGCAATTCCTCCTATCGCTTAATACAAAATAGTTCATACAAATCCACTTGTAATACATGTGATAGAGAAACTGCGTTGGACAAAAGAATATCAGAAGTATATTCATTTTCCAAATTGGAAATAGCAGTAGTAGACATACCACTTCGTTCTGCTAATTCCGCAATAGACATATTATGTTTATATCTGTATTCTCCAACTTTGTTCTTCATGTATTTAGTATGTATAGAACTATTTTTATTATGCATATAATATAAAAGAAACTTATAAGTTGAATTGATAATTTATTTGATATGCTAGAATTGTTGACACTAAAAATTATCATTCCTTAAATACTCTTGGTATTTTTCAGAAATGAATTTCATACTTTCTTCTGCTTGACCATTCTCCATATTATGATCGCTTAAAAGCTTTTCATAATTCTTGTATGTTTTGAATACATTATTAAAAGCTTCCTTATTCTGTTTCTGACTATTAGAGATGGAAGAACAAAAATCTAAAATATATTTTCGCTTTCTTTCTAGGTTATTATCTAATAACTCAGATTCAATATTCTCTATACCTTTGGACATTTTAGTAATTTCTTTGTATTGCCAATTATCATGTTTTTCCAATATGGCTATTCTTTTGTCAATGGTTTCTTTATCTTCTTCTGCACCAGTTTTAATGCGGAATCTATTTTTAAAATACGATATAATTTCAATAATTTCTTTCGCCCCAAACAAAATTGCAAAAAATCCTAAAATTACCAACACATAATTAATTTGCGCTAAATTTTCTATTGCTTCCATACATACAAATTCCTCCAATCTTTATAATAACTGAATGAATTCAGATGCAGTAACCTTTAATCCATCATCTCCGAATTTTTTCTTTGAAGCAGTGACAAGACCATTTCCATATGTACCTGGATATTCAACTCCATTTGGATCAAAACCATTAAGATATAATAATATCTCAAGCGCAGTAACCATATTCTGTGTTTCTCCTTTTTTAACATAATGAGAGCCAAGTGCTTTCCTAGTTGCAGAACCAAGTTTACCATCTTCAACAAGACCTGCTTTATAATCTAAGTTGATGGCGTGTTGCAATACTCTTACTTTCATCATATTTGTTTCTCCACCAACTAAACCATCGGTAACAATTTTTACACCTGTGAATTTAATAGCTTCACGTTGACCACGTTTTACTAATTTATTTCCAGATGTGACACTCTGGATAGTTGTGATAATTGTATTCTGAGATGTTTTAGAACCATCTGTATATGCAACAATTACATGTTTGCCAGGTGCAACAATAATATCACCACATTCGATATACTCTGATTTACCAAGATATTTTGATGCTTTTAATTCTTTAAATAATCCACTTCCTACTAAAGCACCACCAATGTTGCCAGAATATACAGCAGAAGAAATGACAGGTTTTCCATATGCAACATTTACAGCACATGCTGCTAATTCGGAACAATCAATTTCCACAGGTGTCTTTACATTTGCTACAATCCAATTAACGTTTTTTAATGCGTTATACGATGTAGTCCTGTGTTCCTGACAATAACCAAAATTGTTATTTAATGCAATAGCTTTGGCAGCCGCACCAATCTTAACTGCGTATTTTCTATCGGCACATCTATAAACTCTTGTCTGACCAAAATTATAAATATTTCCACATTTGACTTCTTTGCCAGTCTGATCACCGGCTTTACCTCCGGTTGTTTTACCATATTCGTTTGCAGAAGCCCATGCACATAATACAGCCATAACAAACTCCTCCTTTCAAAATTATTCCTTTGGATTTTTATAAGTAAGAGCAGTAGTAGAATCTCCAATACCTCTAGTCGTAGGATCAGTAATTGCATTAAATAAAGATACTAACGCCATTACAACGACATATGGATTACTTACTGCCTGTACAAACGTTTCCCACACCTTTGACCAAGTTGTTAAGTCGGATGCCTGTAATCCGAAATATGTAAGAATTGGAACTACAACAGAAATAATAACCTGTGCAATAAATAAAATATTCTCTTTGTTAAAACGAACTTTCCAGTTGATTTTGTTCATAAATTTTCCTTTCCATAGGAGAGTAGTAGCGACCTGACTATTGATTACGTAATTGTTCACTCACAGGTATGACATCTACTTTTATGCTCATTGTCTTGAGTAACCTATTTATTCATAATTTTTCCATTTCATATATACTTCTTTAGTATCATTTTTAAGAAAAATCATTACAATAATTTTTCTATCATTTTTAGGACTATAACTTGGATATAAATCAATAGGATATATACCAGAATCAATATAGAATGTTTGCTGATCTCTGTTATATATACGGATAATTTCTTTTTCGTTATAACTCCTTGGTTTTAAATTGCTTTCTATAGTCATTCCTTCTATTCCTCATATAACGTAAAAAATAGGGAACATAAAACCGTTGAATAGTAATTATGTTCCCTATTTATATTTTTCAAAATCACTATTCAACATTACCATCAGTCTTTTCCTCGACTTCCGCAACAATATCATTTTTAACAGATTCATTATCTGTTTTCTTTTCTTTTTTATTTATAGTTTTCTTTACCTGCGCCTTCATAATTGAAGCAATAGATTTCTGATAACTCTCTCCAAAATTATCCTTTTTTGATAAATCAAGTTTGGACAGTTTCTCTTTTGCTTCAATATCAGTTATTCGTCCATCTTCATACGCAGAAGCAATTCTATCAATTTCGTGACAATTATCACTACACCAACAAAAGTACCATGTTGGTTTACTTTTGTCTTCTGGATTACATACTGGGCAAAAACTGTATTTTTTTCGGCATAACATACAGGTTCTCAAATCTTTATTAGCCATTAATCCTCCTTATAAGAGGGCAGTGATTAAACTGCCCAAGCAATCTTATTTAGATATCTTCCTCTTCTTCATCAATGTAGTAAATAGAGAAAAGTTCAGAATCTGTAGAACATGCGTTAAGCATCATAGCTCCTTTGTAATCCATTGTCTGAGAATCACCGCCCTGAAGTGCAAGAGTAAACTCTGGACTTGGCATAAATGATGGAATGTGAATGATTGCAGCTCTAAGAGTTTCTGTATCACATTTATCAACAACTAATGCCTTGAAAAATAACTCATGCGCTTTCGGGAATTTCTTACCAGAGTTGGTAATCTTAGCACCGCTATGAATTGTCTTCTTGTATTTAACGATGTACTGTGTCTCTCCATCTGCTGTTGGTGGAGTTAATACATCGCTCGCAGGTGTATTGTCAGGTTCACCAGATGCATCTGTATGTACAATAGCAAATTCTGTTGCAGTAGCAGAAGTACCTTTTGTATATAATTCTTTACCCATAGAACCTTTTGGGGATAGAGAGTTTACGACAACAGAACCATCTACATAACCAGTAATATCAAGTGTTTCACCTGCCTTTACAAGCTGAATCATCGGCATAACAATACCTTTGTCTTCTGTTGCAATCTCTGCATCTGTGGCTGAGATAGCTTCGACAACTGCAAGATTAAGAAATGCATTAGTTGCAGTTACCTCGCCTTTTTTACCCGTATATTTTCTATATACAAGGTTTCCATCCTTATCATTGATATCAGTAGAATCTGCTGTAATATCAATATTGGCTTCTGTAAGCTGAGTTAAAGCATACAGAGGTGTACCGTTTGCTTTTGCACCGTAACCAAACTGAAGTCTATCAACGATTACGTCACCTAATTTAAATGCCATATTAATTTTCCTCCTTTAAAATTTGTTATTTTTATGCAATAAAAAATGAGCGATTATAAATCACTCATAAAATTAATTAAGTCATTTGGGATATCTTTTGCACTAACCATGCCGCCATAAATACCATGCATAGCTGCAACGCCCTGTTCATATTTCTGTATTCTTTGTACAGAGTCCATGAACTGACATATATTAACTTGTTTTAAATCATCCAACTTGTATTTAAAGCCAGGATGATTTATGCAAGCAGATACAAGAGGTAAGAGAGTGGAAGATCCTTTCTTGTCTTCGCTCTGTTGTACCTTCATTCTATCTTCTTGTAACATCCAATGCTTTGTGGTTTTACCTTTTGCCTTTTCTGTTTTCGGATGAACATTCATCATTGTACGAATATATTCCGCAATCTCTAAATATTCATCATCATAAATAAGGATGTTCTTATCTTCGTTAAATAGCGCCAAGTGGTCATATTCTGTATCTTGTTTATTATTCTTTGCGGGAGTTAACACAAATCCATCAAAATTAAAATCTTTAAAAATTAAATTTAGTGGTTCTTTATCTTGTACAAGTTGATACATTATATAAAATACTTCAATGTCTTTGGTTTTGTTCCAATCCTTGTGAAAAGTATCATATAAGAAAACCCTAATTGATGTTGGGTTATTGAGAAAAGGTGATAAAGATTGATAAAATCTAGTTTCCCCAACTTCAAGAATATCTCCGATTGTTGGTACAGAAATTGTAATATTATTTATGGTATAATCTTCACCAAAATACATTCTTAATTTATCAAAATGATATTCTGATTTTTTATTATTAGATTTATTTTTCTCAGAATCTTGTTCTGCGGCATTTTGTAGATTGTCTAGCGTTTCTAATACATCCATTTAATCACCGCCTAACTCCATAATTGGTGATAGAAGTTTTACCATCAATTGTTTTGTGAATTCCATTAGTATCAACAACTTGGAATACAAGAGTACGAACGAGATAGTTATTATCTGTTGTGGATTCTTTAGAAGATATGAGATGAGTCTGCATACCAAAGATATTAGACCAGTTGAATCGTTCTCTTATAATAGAAGCGATTAAATCATGGCGTGGAATACCTGTAAGTTTATCATACCTGTCATTACCGTGAACAAATATTGTAAATGTAATATTTGTGTACTTTAATGTATCTTGATAACGAGGCATTTCGTCAAACGCTACTTGATAACATATATAGTGTTTTACTTCTGTCTGAGTGTCAGGAATAAATAAAAAAGGACGAATGTTTGAATTACTACCAAAGTACCGTTCCCATTCGCCTAATGGCTCATATTCACCTATTTCATTATTCCACTCCCAGTTTACATTGCCATCATCATCAAAAAGTTCCGTTTCTAAACTTTTTTCATTGAGGGCATATAATAAGTCTGGACGAGTTAATAAAGCTTTTTCAATTTTCTTCTTATATTGAATGTTTTCATCATCAGGAGCTGATTTATACTCTTTAATTTTATTTAATAGATCAATTTTTGTAATTATCTTTTCCGTTATTTTCACCTCCTAATCTGCTAATTCCAACGCAAGAGTTTCAGATTCAATTATTACACCATCTTTTTCAATAGTGCATTTAACAGACAATATTTTGCCAATAGTAGAAGAATCACTAGTAAACTTTACTTTCTTTTGGTTGTACTCTGTACCAGCTCGCCATGATACTTTATCTGTCCAATCTTCATTATCAATAGAGCAAGTCCATGTAAAGGTTGCATCAGCATATTCAGTTGTAATATCTTCATTGGAATCATTGAATAGATTTACTGTAAGATTTTTATAAGAGCCACCGACCTTGATTGTTGAGGTGGACGCTGAAATTCTTGTTGTGATAGAAGATGGGGGAGTGGTTGGAGTAGATGGATCTGTTGGGGCGATTTCTGAATCGAAATAGTTTGCATACATTTCGCCTGTTTCAAAATTGACATAATCAGTATGCTCGTTAAAGAAATTGGTGTACAATGTAAGTTTTTGTAGCCCAAGTGGAGAAGCCGATTCACATTTTGTAATTTTCCACACCGTAGGATTCTCCATCAAAGCACTAACAATTACTCGCATATTCTTTGAATCATCGTCCGTATACCAGAATTTTTCTGTGATAGAATTCATCGGCAGTATCAACTTATTTTGGTTATCCGTATGCCCAAATACACGGTCAGTATAAACCCCTGATGTGTAAGACATTTGTTGTCTTAAAACACACCACATTCTACGCTTGATACGTTTTTCATTATTTTTTTCCACCCACATAAGTTCATAGTTGGCTGGCAAAATCAGATACTTTGGGAATTGATTTGCAGGTTCATTTCTACAAATTAACCATTTATGATATACCCCTCTATCGTCAGGTAAATCCACCCAGAGTCCTATCGGAAATGTCGCAGAATAGCGTTTCCTAAAATCAGTCTCATAATAATAAAGATCATCACCTTCATTGAATCTTACAGGCTGACTTGGACGAAACATAAGATAGTATTCTACTTGATCTTTATCCATTGACTGATAAGATTTGATAATAAACTTTGCATCAATTTTTGTCTTATTGGTATTTTCATAAGTCATACCTTCAGCAAGTGAACGTGTGATTCCATGTTCGTCTGTGAAGAAGTCATCATGAAAATGGTCATAAATGTAACAGGTCGTGGAAGTAATACTGTTATCCCAAGTTTCTTCCATCAAAAAATCAGATTCTTCTTTATAAATCTGACCTAAAGTTTTCGCATTATTTGTTTTGGCGTTAGCGATTCGCCGTGCTGTCTGTAAGCTTGGCATCACCAACACCTCCTTCAAACATCTGCTTAATGTAATTGTGACTATCTAAAATAGCCCTACGAAATGTCATGTAATCAAACTCATCGGATGTAACTTCGTCATAAGCGGCTTGCAAAGTAGCCATTAGTGTGACCATAATTCCATTGTTATTAAATAGAGTCTTTGTTCCACTAAATTTAAACATAACATTGTGGAAAAATATAAGAAAAGCTTCATCATTCTCAAATATTTTTTCTTCTATTTGATTATCCTTATAAAGTAATAACTTATGGACATCGTTGTGCATTGCATGTGCAGCTTCTTTAATTTGCCTTTTAGTGAACGAACCATATATATATTCCATAGTTATTCACCTCGCACATATGAATTATTAATATATCCATGACTTGCAAGTTTTCTACTAAATTCATGCTGTAATGTATCTAATCTACTTTGCATATCTTTATATGGATTCTGCATGTTTTTTTCTTCTTTTGTTCCTAAGACTCTAGCAGTAAATTTTGCAGAGTCAACCTGTGGTTTTAACCATTCAATTGTCATTCCAAGAGTGAACAATCCTATAACATATTCCTTATCTGCAAAATCGCTAACAGGATATTGCATCTCAAATTCAATCTGTTCCATTCCGTCATCCATATTAAATGAAGCGAATTTCCTAATAACTCGTTCATCACCTGCAACCATGTGTAAGCGTTCAGTCCATGTTTCATTAAGATCGTTTTCGTCAAGAGAAAGTTCTTTCATATCTGAAATACGTCCTCTTGTTCGTGAAAAAATTGTTTCATATGGAAGCGTCATTGTGAGCCTCCTTTACTACATATTCAATTTTAAAAGTAACTCTGTTCCAAAAATAGAATCAAGCGTCTGAATTCTCTTAACAGAATCAAGTGTTCCGTCATCAACCATACTTGTTGCAATAGTTTTTAATGCTTCCTGTGCTCCAATTGGAAGAGAATAGATTGCTTTTTCCATTTGCGAAGGAGTCATCTTTAAAATATCTCTTAAATCATTTGTCGAGTGAAGAGTAGAATATAAATCATCAAGTTCTGGATGTAATGCGATAAAATCCGCATCCTGTACAACAAAACGAGGTTTAAACATCATCTTGTCACCCTTCCTTGCTGCATAATCCAAATCTCTAAATTCAATTTCCTGAACGTCATCAATATCTGCAAATGTATATAAAGTATCTGATTTAAGTCCAACATAAAATAATTCTCCTGCGGTAAGAGACACACATGGAATCATTTCTGTTGGCTCAAACTTCTTTTTTTCTGATTTCTTTTCAGCCACATCAGTATTAGTATTTTCTATTGCTTTTGTGGTGGTCTTTTTTGTATATGCCATTTATTTTTCCTTTCTATCCAATATAAAAAAGAGTGGCTAGATAAACTAACCACTCAACCTTATTTACTATTCAAGAGTCCACTGACCAAAGTACTGTGGTAATACTACCTCAACACCCATTTCTCTCTGAACTTCATATTTCTGGAAGTCATCAGCGTGTTCACCCTTCTGAGTACCAGACTCATAAATCTGAGTTTCACCCTTATCTGTAAACCACACGAACTGTTCCTGATTCTTTGCAAAGATAAGAAGTCTCTTATCGTCAATAAGTCTCTTTGTTACATCATTGAAAGCAAATCTCTGAGGAATCTCAATAAGTTCTGTTCCTTCGTATGTACCGAGGCGACCAGTCTTTGCAACATCCTCTTTCTGAGACAAACTTCTCCAATCAACTTCTGTAAGACCATTAAGTTTCTTCAATGCAGTCTTTGTACCCATAATAACAACTTCTGCACTATTAGCAGTTCCAACATCCTCAAGAAGTGTATCAAACTTGTCCTTAGTAGAAGCAGATAAAGCACCTGTTTTTACAAACTGAGAGTTGTTAGGTAACTTAGTTGCAGCACCATAAATTCCTGTATAGCAAAGTTCCTGAACTTTATATACAAACGCTTCTGCAATCTTATCTGTCAGCTCAGTAAAATCAATACGTCCAAGTAAAATAAGATCAATATCCTTACCAATCTTTACACCATACTTCTTAGTATGAATCTTGTGTGCTATACCTTCATTTAAGTACTGTAAAGTCAGATCATGGTGGTCACCACTAATTTCAGCAACAGCAAGCATAACCTTTTCTCTTGACCAAAACTCTTCCTCGTCGCCAAGTTTAACATTTCTCATATCTACAAAATCATTAAACCACTCAGATTCCTTGAATGCTGTATCTACCTTAAAATCAATATCAGACTCAAGTAACTCATATACTTCTGTGTGATGAAGCTCTAAGGCTCTTTCACGTCTCTTATTGGATCTAAGATCCTCTTCAGTAAGGTCGCATACCTCCATAATAATTTTACGGATTGCCTTATTTGCTTCATGTTTAGAAACCTTTCTCTGGTTTCCGTCATCATCGTACTCATAAATATCAATTCCGTGATTTAAGTTATATGTAAGCTTCTTAAAATTTTCATACTTATCAGCATCTTCAAAAACTTTTCTTAAATGTTCTGTACTAAATCTCATCATTATTCTATATCCTCCTTTCTATTACGCACCAATTTTTAATTTTCCACTAGAAATCGTTGTGATTTCAGCTCCAACTGTAGGTGAGCCATCAAAATTATCTTCTGTAAGCCAATAACGATCCTGTGAATGAAGCATGTATCCACGAACTGCACCGTCTGCTGGATCGTTATAGAAATTAGAAGCAAGTGCGAGTGAACGAGGACTCTCGACATTGTTGAGAGGTTTCTGATAGATAACACCAACCCCCTTTGGATCTCTAATTACAACAAGGTATCTTCCTGACGCATCTTTCATTGCGATATAAGCATCAATTTCAGTTGCAGCTTCCATCTCCCAATTATCAAGAGAAGTCATCTTACCTGGTTTGAAATGATATCCATTAGGTGTATCTTCTGTAATCTTTACAGATAAAATGTGCTCGCCATAATCCTGAGCAAGTAAATTACCAATTTCCATCTGTGGAAATTTTGTAGCAGCATATTTAATAGCCATTATGTTTTCCTCCTTAAGTTTTGTTTTTTTTGCAATAAAAAAGAACGCATAAAGCGTTCTATATGAAATGAAGTTATATTCAGTTTTTTAATCAAGTAAGTTGCCGTAGTTTTTCTTAGGCTTTGATTTCTTATTCATATTTGTAAGTATCTTAACCGAATTTGTGTTTTTCTTTGTGTCAACAGAAGAGAAGTTCGCATGTGCAGACATATAATCTGAATGCATAACCTTTACTTTTGTTTCAAAGTCTTCTACGGAATAATTATCCATAGTCTTTACTAATTCAGCGAAATCAGTATTTACATAATTTCCTTCTGAATCTTTTTCTGTAAGAACAGAATAGTTATCAGCATTGATAATAGCTTCTTTTTGTGCATGAAGTTCATTCTTTTCTGCTGTCTCTTTAAACTCCTTAAGGGCAGCGTAATTAGAACGCATGGATTCAAGTTCTTTCTGCTCATCAGCAGTAACAAAGTCTACATAAACCTCTACCCTATCACCAGTAAGAGAGTAGTTATCGTCATTTGAGTCATAAGATTGTTTGTAATATCTACCAGACCACCAATCGCACATAATTACATATTCGTCATAGACTGTAACACCATAGTATGTATTATCTGCTTCAGCGTAAGTAGCATTTACTAAATCCTGAATTGCATAAATTTTATCCTGTAAAGATACGGCAAATTTCTTAACTTCACCATTACTTACAAAAGAATACTCAACTGTATTAGATTCGTTCTCCGTAATCGTTTCGGTATTTTCTTCGGAAATTTCTTCCCCAGTAGTTTCCTCGGAGGTTTCATCGACTGTTTCTTCAGATTCATTCTCTGTTACAGTTACTTCCTCCTCAGTGGTTTCTTCTTTTTCAGTCACCTCTACAGTTTCAGTAACTTCCTCTTCAAATTTTTCCTTATCCACTTCGATTGTTTCCTCCTTTCCGTTATTATTTATATTATTGAAACAAGCAGTCTCTAATTTTTTGAGCCTTTCTTGCATTTCAATCAACTGTTCAGAATAATCAATTGTTTCCTTTTTACTAAAATCAGCAATATCAAGCCTACTTCCAAGCATTCCTTCGCCTACAGACTCGCCAAGAAGGGTAATTCCTGCAAATGAAAAATCATTAATAACAAGAACTTTGTCTTTCCCTGACCAAGCCATATCGTAAATTTCGAGTTCTACAGAAACCTTTGTTCCATTTTTCCGTTTAATAATATCAGCAGTTTCATTGCCGTAATAATTAAAAATATATCCATTTACGATAGTATATGTCTTATCTTGACTTTCATCGTATTCTAAATGAATGTCATTAGTTTCTGGAACAATGCCGACTGGTTTTTCAATATAATGAGTATATTCATTGCCATTTTCATCTGATTCTATTGTAAACGAATGGCTACCAAAATCTTTTTCACCATTTTCACTTTCAACAATTTCAGCTAAAATTGGTTTATTAGCAAATGTAGGAAAGGCTTTCTTCATAACTTTCTCAGTAATTTTTGAATTATTTCTATTGATTCCACAATGACAGGCTTTAAGAGTAACAGCCATAAGAGATGGATCAGAACTTTCAGAATAAGAGATATTGCCAAATGTATTTACAACAATTGGTTTTCCTGATTCTTTTGAACTATAATGTGATAGTTTATTTTTTTTACAATAATCAATAAGACTATCAATAGTTAATATTCGATTGTCCATTTATTTCATCATTCCTCCTTTCTTAAAGTATTATTTAAATAAGTATATAGATTAGATTTTGGAATAAAATATTTTATATTAGGTTGGTTTTTATCAAATATCCAAAACCATTTATATCCATATGCTGTTTTGTTTATATGATTGCAACAATTACAAATAGCCGATATACTTTTTTTCTGTATAAATAATATCGCTTCTGTTGGAGAAATAAATGATTTGATAAATTCATCATCTAAAGAATACATATTTATATAAGGAAATACTATTGATATCTTTTTAGTATAATCGATATTATATTTTTCAAAATTATCTTCTATAAATCTCCATACATATTTATTTGCTGTATTAACTTTCCCAAAACAACAACTAATAATAGCTGCCTGAGAAGTTGTGGTCACTTGTGAAGCAAGTGAAACGCTCTGATATGTTTTGATATATTGACCAAAAATATCATATTGTTTTATAGCAGGGTACATACTATTTTTTAATAAATAAGTTCCATTATTTAAGCTTTTAATTTCTTCTTCTGTTAACATATCATCTATGTATCTCCATATATATTTTCCAGCAGTTTTATACTTTTGTTTTTGACAACAATAATTAATATTCGAAGAAGAAATACCCGTTATATCGGATGCTTCTTTTATTGAATTATATGATCTAATAAATTTACCATTTAGGTCATATTGACTTACTTTTCTATTAGATTCATTTACTTGATAAGGAAGTGAACCACTTTTCACAAAAACAAAGCCGTATGCAGATTTATTTGATATGGCAACTTCTGAAACACATTTTTCAATTGAAGCCCTTGGTATACCAGTCACAAACGAAGCATTTGCAATTGAATCAAAACTATCAATGTAATTACAATTTAAATCATATTGATCAATTGCAACCTTATTAAAATCCAATACATTCCCACCAATTGATATATTGTATCCAGACGGTCTTACAGTATTAAATTTAGAAATATAAAACTTTTCTTTTTTATTTAATTTTTCGATTAATTTAAGAAGCGAATCTTCTATAATTTTTTCTATGATTATAGGATGAAAATTATCAATTCCATATTTATTCATAGATTTATGAATTATCATATTGTCATTCCTATTTCTAGCATCATATATATGACAATTCCATCTTTCTTCTATGGTTCTTCTTGTTTGTCCAATATAAACCTTATCATTTACATCATTAACAATTTTATATATGTAACCTTCATACATACCAGTTTCTTTATTAAAACTCATTTAAAACCTCCAATCAAAGTGGAGGTAGAGGTGGGAGAGTATAAGCCATCCCACGTAACTCTTTACCAGATTATCCATCTGACCTCAAGTATATATTCTCTGTTTATGTCACGAGCTAGACATAATAAAAGTCGCCCAAGGAAGACGACTAAAATGTAAGCATATTTGTATACTTTAATTTATTTATATCTATATTTTCTGAAAACCGAAGAGTATCAGTATTCAAAAATACATAAATACCATTAGAATTTTGCACATGTTGATATCCTAATTGAGATAGGAGAGTAGCAGTATGTGCATCTTGGGTTGTTATAAATTTTTGTTTCATAATCCATCTACTCCTTATTTATTGTTCTTATCTTGGTCTTTTGTCTTGAGTCCTTCATCACTTAAATCTGATTGGTCTTTCTCTTGACCACCACCACCTTGATTATCACCAGATTGTGTATATGATGTGCTAAATGGTTTAAGCTTCTCGCCAAGATTTAAACAATCTTCCTCTAAGAAGTTCATAGCAAGAGTATCTTTCTCAGATACACCATTTAATGTGTTATAAAGAATCTTATTTGGTAATCCATTTTGGCAAGATTCCAAAATAGATTTCTTAAAATCATCCTTCTGATAGATAGAGACATCAAAGAATTTAACTTTACAAGGTTCAGATATCCAATTAGATAGAAGCCGATTTACAATTGCTTGAATCTGCGGAATAAGAGTTGAAATAGAAAATGTAGAATCTGCAAGTACACCATATTCAAAGGCAGTAGAGTTAGAAGCGGAGTTTAGATTTAATATTTGAGCACCACCAGCCGTATTGAGAATTTCTTTTGTAGCTTTTTCAACTTTTGTAACATCGCCAGTTGCATCATCTGGAAAACTTATCTCGTGCAATTCACCAGGAACAATAGCAGCAGAGATATAAGGCGGTAATGCTTCTTCAAGCATACGATTGAAATACTGAATCATTATATCTGGATTCACAGCCCAATCATCTACATCTTTACCCATTGTCTTCATTTCAAGCCATACTAATTTATAAATATTAGCCGCCTGTTGAACTGCCTGATAATCAGAAGCATCCATAAGATCAATCAATGATAAGAATATAGGTGTAAGCACAGGAACGATTGTTTCCCAGTCTTCAGACCTAAATTTAATACATACATTGTATTCTTCGGGAATTAACTGATATTTTTCATTTGTACTCTGATATGTATTCCACATACTATTGAATGGTTCTCCCCAATATTCAAGAAGTTCCTGATGACTACGGAAATAACTCATATCCATAGCTCCTGCAAATGAACCGTCAGGAAACATACCTGCAATTTTCATATAATCTGGATCTAATGGAAGAACAAACATTCCTTGTCCTTCTGTATAATAAGCACATCCATAAAATACATCTTCTCTTAAAGTGATAGACGCAGCTTTACGAAATTCATAATTTAATCCTAAAGTATCAACTATATTAACTGTTTCTTGATACTTTTGTAATGTGGATTGTACATCATTTTCGCCTGAGATTATAAATGGGGGAACAATATTACGAATTGTAAGATCAATCTGATTTGCATAATATTTACAAAGACGATAATAGATTTCTGAACGATAATAAAGATAACGAGATAAGCTTCGTAGATTCTTTTCATTAGAAGAGATATTCTTTATGTATGATTTTACATCTTCCTTTGAATAGTTACTGATTGACGTATATCTGGATGATTTCTGAATATCTCGAAGACTTGTAATAGCACTTGTTGCGTCTTCATAACGTTCAAGTCTACTTTTATTTTTCTCATACCATTCACGCATTTCATTTGCGGTTGGCTGTTTTGGAGTAGAAGAAGTAGTTTTCTTCTGTGAATTATTTATTTTAGCAGGTGCATTAGAATTTGCATCTACTTTCTTAGGTCTAGGCATATTTGATAACGCACCTCCTTAATTGTATTTTGCTTTACGGATTGTAAGCTTATTAATGAAACTTGTAGCATCTTCTTGTGGTCTTCTTTGTCTTACTTGATCTTGACTTCTTAATGTAAATAAGGCGTGTCCCATTAAAGCGAGACAGTACGATCTATCATCATGAAGAATGTTCTCAAAACCAGGAGCAAGATCATATCTAATATTTCCATTAGAAGATTTGTATTTGTACATGTGAGTTAATTCTTCCTTCATGGCATCAAGCTGTTTAAGACCAATTTCTTCTTCAAGAGATAATTTATAATTCTTTTCAACAACCTCACCATTTTCTTCTTCAAGCATAGTAAGATTTCCATGATAATCATACTCAGCAGTAAAACTAATCAAGTCTTGATCAATCATCTCGCATAACTGTGAATACATAATTGCCTTATATTTAGCTGGCTCACGCATACGAATAATATCAATAGCGTCTGGATATCTTTTTACATATGGAACAGCATAATCATAATTCGCATCAATCAATCCATGATGTTCATAATCTTTTTCGCCTTTATGCTTTGCTTCATAGAAATTATCAAAAAGTAGATCACATATCTGCGTCGCTCCACCACCAGAACCTGCGTCAATGTATACTCCATGAATATTTTTATAATCAGGAACACCGTATCCGTTATATCTGACTATGATATCTTGAAGCATTGTTACCTGTTCAGGGGTAGTAAGTGGTTTTTGTGTTTCTTTATCAATCAAATTGATACCATTTACAACGTCTAATAACCAACCACGCTTATCATCTCTATGTAATTTACCAACCAACACAAAGCTATTATCTCTTTTTTTGGCAGGATCAAAACAGATGACCATAAGAGAATTATCATCATTAACAAGCATTGGCGGTCTAACAACGCTATTTCTAAGCACTTGTGATTTCTTAACTGCTATATCATCACCAAGGTCTGAATCAAATTTATTCATATACTCACGAGTAGCCTTAGTTGGATTCATCTTCATTTCTGAATCAATCTTTGCTTGAGTAAGTAGTGGAACGGGATATACTTTTCCATTATAAGTAGCATGAAGAATTACTTCACAATCTATATCTGCACAGAAATAATTCTTATCACCTGCCATAGAGTGCATTGCAGCTTCTTTATATCTTTTATAAAAGACATCATCCATAGAACCTGCTGAACTTGCACATACAACTTGATTTGGGAAATTTGGTGGAAGTAATGTTACATCAACATCACCACCAAGAGCAAAGTCACTGTTCTGAGTGACGAACGGAAGAGTAGCAGCGAACATATCTTCAGATACATACGATGCTTCATCATAGAAATTAAGTCGGCTTCTTCGACCACGAGATCCATCAAAATTTGAGTTGACCGTAGCCAAACTCGATCCTGAATAAAGTTTAAAGGAGTAAGATGCTGGATCGTGCCGAAATCCCTCACTATTTGAACTTTTAACAAGTTCGTTTAGAAATACATCTGTCAAGCCAGTAAATGAAGCGATTTCTTTTTTGGCAATAGATTCAATCTTCTTCATCATACCTATACTTTGAGAACCTGTGCTTGATAAAATGTACCCTTCAAATTTTGGCAGTAACATTGTTTTAGCCATCAAAAATGGGCTACCTAGAGTTGTCTTACCAGCATTACGACTCATACACCAAACAACATTTGGTGTAATCCATGACATCATAAATACATATTTCTGATAATCAAGAAATTCGATGCCGAAAAATCTTTCACAGAATTTTACTGGGTTTCTGCGTCCCCACTGAATTATTTCAGAGAATTTTTTCAAACCCTCTAACTTTAATTCAGACATATCATAATAAGTAGGTTTTTTGAAAAAAGTAAAATTCTTTGGAGTAAATTCATTTATAGAATCACCCATCAGGACAATTTTATCATCAGCCATCTTCGATTACTTGCCCTTTCTCATCTATAAGACCTTTTTCAAATAAGAAATCTTTAAGGTCTTTATTTTCCTTTTTCAATAACCTACTAAATTCAACTGCATTATCTCTTTCTTTTTGAAGATTAAATAACAATCCTTTTTGATGAATAACTTCTTTTTCCCAATCGTTTTCATCAGGATTTAACTGTTTTAATTGGTTCTGATGATTTCTTGTCATAATATCTTCGATTGCCATATTAGTTTCATAATCGAAGGTATTTACCTCAGAACCATCTAAATCCATTTCTTGTAATTCTTTTATGATACCAGTAAGAGTACCAGCACCTTTACTTTTTCTATTATTATTATTTTCAGATATTCCGTTATCCTTTGCTAGTGCAAGGGCAGAAGATATCATTTTTTGCTTTGTTTCAGCTAAAGATTTAATTGTTGATATAACACCTGGATTACTACCAAGTTGTTTCTTGTATTGTGAAATAGTATCATTGATTGTTTTTACATCCTTAAAACTTTGCACAATTTCAATTACAGCTTCAAGCTTCAATCCGTCATCTTTTACAGACTCATCAAAATATCCAACAAGCTTAGAGTAAAGAATAGGCTGTTCTGAAATTGGTTCATTTTCAAAAGGATCATAACCTAAAAATCTAAGAACTGTTCGTTTATTCTTTTTATACATTTCAACGACATCTTCAGATAATTCGTCTTCTTTATTCTCTTGTGTAACTTCTTCATCTTTGTAAACTATTTTCTCTTTAAACATGTCGGAATCCATGTATCCCATACCAACATAATTTTTCATACTGATATTTTTAATGTACGAAGTCCAGACGTTTTCCTTACCTTTTCCTGTAACCATATTTTCGGATTCTTGAATACTTGCATTCCATACAGTTTCAAGAAAAGGTTTGTTAAGATAATATAATGCTTTCTGTACGCTCTCTTTCGTTGGTTCATGTTCTTCGCCTCGTTCGTCAACTCGTAATGCAATTTTACGAGCACAATCACGACAGATTCTCGAAAAACTTTTTCCACCAAGTAAAGGATCTGTATCATAATAAAATTTTGTTTCTATATCCTTATGCTTATTACACATAGGGCAGTGAGCAGTACCTGCATATTTATCAAGCTTGTACTGTAATTCTTCAACTTTTTCTCTAGCTTCAGCAGCCGTTAATTTAACTGGTTGCGTAGTGCTTTTTCTTGTAGACAATTAACAGCTACCTCCTTTTATTCCAATAAATTAAGCACTCTCTGCAATAACAGTAAGAGTGCTTTCCAAATATTCTACATAATCGTAGTTGATATTTATTTGTAAATTGTTTTTCTTAAACCATTCGTCAAATTCCCCAATATCAATTCTATATACAAAATCTAAGAAGTCATATGGAGAGAATTTAGTGTATCCATAATTATCATGAAATAGTTTATGTACATCTTTATTTATACACGCTCCAAACCCATAAATTATATGTAAATCCTTTAATTCGTCTCTTAAATGTTGAAACTCATCTTCACTATAATCACATACTTGTTGTTTGACTTCTATGCCAGTCAACTTAAAAACTTCATCAACAATATCTCTAAAAGCGGTAGTATGATGTACATTATCAAATTCTCCACCAGTAATTACACATTTATAATTACAAAATTCCATTGATTCATTAAACCAATCTTTTGTATCAGAGCGAAGTTCCGTATATGTAGGTAAAATACCGCCTTTCCAACGACCATTAAGTTCTCCATTTAAAGGATTAATATGTCGTGGATTCTTGCCACCAGCCCATTTACCTTTCATACGCTCACTAATAGCTTTACATTGTTCAGGACTTCGTTTTCTTCCTTTCCACCAACTATCATGGGTTTTGTAATATTCTTTTTTGGTGGCAGAAATTTTATCTCTTGCCTCTTGTGAAATAATTCTTCCTTTTAATTTTTCACTGCATTTTAAACTCCTTGCAATATTAGCTCTATTTTGTGCTTCATAATTTTTACCTGAAATTCCCAAAACACCTGCATGACATTCAATTGATCTTACGGTTCTATTTGGAAAGAATATATTATGCAATTCTTCACCTGTAAAATCCTTATAATTTTCATACATTATTTTATCTTCAGCTTCAGACCATTTTTCAAAAAACGTATAATCAGGATCTAAAAATCCAGATTCTTTTTTACTACATTCTCTACATACATTTCGTAATCCGTCTATACAAGCTAAATCAATTGGAAAATATAATTTATTATTAGGTAGATCACGTCCACATTTTTTACAATGACGAGTACCAGAATAAAATAAATCTTTTTCTTTATTTTGTTCAATAATTTTTAATCTTTTTTCTTTATTGATTATTGCTTGACAGTTTTTACACACTGCATTCAATCTACCAATTCTCTTATTTGCATAAGAAAAATATTCATTTGTATTTGGATATTCTGCATTACATTTAGTACATATTCTTGTTTTCGAATCAACAGTAGTACCATGTGTATATCCCAT